CAGTAAATCCAACAGATGATGGACCACCTACTTTTTACAGAGGTTTTAATGATTACAAGAAATTTTCTAAAAAATGGTTAGATGATATGTACAGAGATACTGGTTGGGAAGTTGTACAATATATTTTAAGTGATGGTGCTGTAAATCCAGATTTTGACTACACTCTAAATTACAACGTAGTACCTGCAGTTGCATATGGTCACAAACAATCTGGTGAATACGGAACTAGATTTGGTACAAACAATCCAATAAAGTCTTACAAAGATTATATTGAAGGAACTGTACTACATAACATAGGTTACGAGTTAATAAAATGGATGGGTATTACACCAGATGGTAAAAGTTATACTGGTGTAGAGGTAGAAACACCTGTCTTACCTGGTGTTGGTGATGATAATGTAGGTAATACCGAAAAGAAAAAACTAAAAGAATCAATTAATTTAGATGAAGAGGTAAAGTTACTAATTGAAGGTGGAGCTTATGGACACCTTAACCATCCTTTTGATGACAAAAATCTTACATTTTCAGATTTTAAACAACTAATTATTAATACACTACAAGGTAAACTTGATAGTGAAGGTGCGGTTACAGAAAAAACAGATGGTCAAAATATAATGATAAGTTGGAAAAATAATAAACTTATCGCAGCTCGTAACAAAGGACATATTAAAAATCATGGTGCTAATGCTTTGAGTATTAGTGGTATAAAAAGTATGTTTGCTGGTAGGGGTGATATAGAATATGCATTTGTATCTGCTATGAGAGACTTAGAAAAGGCTTTAAAAGGTTTAAGTAAAAAACAAAAAGAAAAAATATTTGCTGAAGGTAAAAAATTCATGTCATTAGAAGTGATTTATCCTAAAACTGCAAATGTTATACCTTATGATAAATCATTATTACAATTTCATGGTACAATTGAGTATGATTCTGCTGGTTCACCAGTTGGAGAGGACAGAGGAAGTGCTAGAATGTTAGCTGGTATGATAAAACAGATAAACCAAAACATACAGAAGACGTATAGTATCACAAAACCGTTTATAACCAATCTACCACAAGTAAAAGACTTCTCAAAAAGACAAAGTTACTTCTTAGGTAAGTTAAAAAAGTTACAAAACCAATATAACTTGGGTGATACAGACACTTTAGCAGACTATCATCAAGCATATTGGATGGAATACATCTATAATGGTGCAAAACAGACCGATTATAAGAATCCGTCTAATGATATCATCATGAAATTAACAAAAAGATGGGCGTTTTTTGATAAATCTTATAAAATTCAACAAATTAGAAAGGATTTAGAAAAATATCCTAAATTTTTAGACTGGTTTTTGACCACAGACAAGATTGACCACGCAAAATTACAAAAACAACACATAAGAGATTGGGAAGTTCTGTTTTTTGAACTAGGAGCAGAGATTTTGTCTAATCTTAGTGACTTTATAGCAGCAAATCCATCAAAAGCAGCTCAAAAGATAAGAAAAGACCTAAAAACTGCAATAAACAAGGTAAAAAAGTCAAAAGACCCGAAAGTTTTGAATACATTGAAGGTTCAGTTGGATAGATTGAATGCAATTGGTGGTTTAAAGTCAGTTGTACCGAGTGAAGGTATAACTTTTGTTTATAAAGGTAAATTATTTAAGTATACAGGTGCTTTTGCACCAGCAAACCAAATTTTAGGTATGTTAAAGTTCGTATAGGAGTTATAATGGCAAGAAGTAGAGAAGATGTAAGACAAAACAAGGCGATGCAACAAATATTAAGGGGAGAAACACCTGATAAACGTATATTTGTGGCTATGGAAGATATAAATGAACAAAAAGAGAGAAAAAAGTTATCTGATGAAGAAAGAAAAGAAGCTGAAAAGAGAACAGAGGCGTTAAAAGCCGCTAGAATGCCTTGGTTTTGTCCTAAGTGTGATAAGGTCATGAAAAAAAATGTAGATGACAAAATGTGGAGATTATACGGTCATTGTTCAGATTGTCAGATACAATTTGAAAATAGATTGATGATAGATGGTAAATATGATGATTGGGTTAAAAGTGTTGAGAGAGAAAATAAATTAGCGTGGATACGTGACCAAAGAGATACCATATATGAATTTAAAAAACAAAATAAAGTTGAATTTTTACAACAAGTACGACCAGATGGACATTCTTTAGATAAAGAACGGTGGGAAATTGACACCAAAGATATAATGAAAAAGGCAGAAGAGTATTTAGATTATTTACAAAAAATGGAGGATTCTTTAGTCTAGTATATTTATATATAGACTAACTATAGGTAAAATGAATAGAAACAAACAAGGACAACTAAAAGAAGTAATAAAAAAGGAGTATGTTAAGTGTGCTGCAGATCCGATTTACTTTCTTAAACGTTATTGTTTTATACAACATCCAATAAAAGGAAAAATACCTTTTGCTTTATATGACTTTCAAGAAAAAACTATTGAAGATTTTCAACAACATCGTTTTAATATAATATTAAAAGCTAGACAATTAGGTATATCCACTATTACTGCTGGATATTCTCTTTGGATGATGACGTTTCACCAAGACAAAAACATATTAGTAATTGCTACTAAACAAGAGGTGGCAAAAAACCTAGTGACTAAAGTAAGAGTGATGCATGCTAATCTACCCTCTTGGTTAAAACAAAAATGTGTTGAGGATAATAAGTTATCATTACGATATAAGAATGGTTCACAGATAAAGGCAGTATCAAGTGGTGAAGATAGTGGTCGTTCAGAAGCTCTATCTTTGTTGGTTCTTGATGAGGCTGCTTTCATTGAAAAAATTGATGGTATATGGGCTGCTGCTTCACAGACTCTATCTACTGGTGGTCAATGTATTGCACTATCTACACCAAATGGTGTTGGTAATTGGTTTCATAGAACTTGGATGGACGCTGAAGACGGACTAAACGATTTTAACTTTATTAAGTTACATTGGACTGTTCATCCTGATAGGGCGGATGAGTGGAGAAATGAACAAGATACCCTTTTAGGACCTTCATTAGCTGCACAAGAATGTGATTGTGACTTTATTACCTCTGGTCAATCTGTTGTTGATGGTTTGATATTAGAAGAATATAAAAATACACAAGTAAAAGAACCGATTGAAAAAAGAGGTATAGATAGTAATGTTTGGATATGGGAACCACCAAATTATACAAAAGATTATATAGTATGTGCTGATGTAAGTCGTGGTGACGCAACAGACTACTCAGCTTTTCATATTATAGATATAGAAAGTTTAGAACAAGTTGCTGAATATAAAGGTAGAATGTCTACAAGAGACTTTGGAAACTTACTAGTAAACATTTCTATTGAATATAATCAAGCTTTACTAGTTATTGAAAACAATAATATTGGTTGGGCTACTCTACAACAATGTATTGATAGAGAGTATGAAAATTTATTTTACATGAGTAAAGATTTACAAGTGGTTGATGTACATAGACAAATTAATAATAAAATCAACAGAGCAGAAAAACAACTTATTCCTGGATTTACATTAACACAAAAGACTAGACCACTTGTTGTGGCAAAATTAGAAGAATTTTTTAGAGAAAAGTTAGTAACTGTACGCTCAAATAGATTAATTGACGAGTTGTTTGTATTTATATATAATGGTAGTAGGGCAGAAGCAATGACGGGATATAATGATGACCTTGTGATGTCTTACGCTATGGGACTGTGGATACGAGAAACTGCATTAAGATTACGTTCTGAGGGTATACAGTTACAGAAAAAAGCAATTAACAGTATAACATCTAATCAAGGTGTTTATACACCAACAAATAACCAAAATGATTCTTGGACAATGGAAATAAATAAACAAAAAGAATCATTAGATTGGTTATTATAATATAGAGGTATAAAATGGCTGATACAAGTTTATTCAGTAGACTACAAAGACTATTTTCAACTAACGTTATTGTTAGAAACGTTGGTGGTCGAAAACTAAAGATTAGTGATACTAGTCGTACACAATCTATTTCTAAAAGTAATTTAGTAGATAGATATCAAAAGATATTTACAGGTGCAGGTTTAAGTGGGTATTCAGATGCATTAATGACCAAATCCATGAGACTTAATTTATTTAAAGATTATGAGTCAATGGATTCTGATGCTATCATATCATCTGCATTAGACATTTATGCTGATGAGTCTACAATGAAATCTGAATATGGTGAAGTATTACAAATTAACACAGACAATGACCAAGTAAAAGAAATATTACACAATCTTTTTTACGACATTGTAAACATTGAATTTAATTTATGGCCATGGATTCGTAATATGTGT